CTTGCTGTAGGTACGCCTCTACCTCGGGTGGTACTTTGTCAATCGGTTCGTGCCCAAGTGCCCGTAAATGGGCAGCATAAGCCATGCCGTGACGTTCCGCTTCAGGCATGTCAAAGGATGCCTGAGCGGCCCTCATTCCACGTAGGTGGTGAGCAGCGGCCTCTGAATGCACCTTCTTGCGGTAGTCCTCGTAGGCACGTCTTTCGGCTTCTGGCCGTTCATGTCCTTCACCAAACTCTTTAATGGCCGAGTCGTACTCTAGGTCTCCGGCGTGACTATCACGCAAGATAGGCCTACCATTCCACGTTTTAGGCTTCACTTAAGTGCCTTTCTAAGGGTCTGAAAAGTATTGATTCCCAGTGAAGGGTCTAGCTGTAGTACATACCCGTCCGAAAATACAGTGGTAGAAATTGACTTGGCGAGTGAGCGCCAGCAAATACACCCGGTAAATTTATTGTTGGTAAAGTTCGGCCTGCCGCAAGCTGAACAAACCCGAGCAGCTTCCGTTTTCTCTACCTTTAAGGCTGGAAGCTGTGGTTTGGCGGCTTTCTTAGGCTGCTTGGTAGGTGGTGTAGGTGCTACAGCACCCTCTTGAGCCTGAGGCTTGGCTGTCATCCCGGGTAGCTCAGTCTTAAAGGCGCCGTTTGTCCCGTTCCAAAGAGCTTGACCGGCTGGAGTTTGCGATGTAGAAGGAACTACCTTTTTGCCAGTTTGCTGCTGAGCATGTGCATAAAGAGCACTAGCAAGACCCTTGCGCTGGTGTGCGGGGTGTACTTGCACTGTTTCTGGCACTAGCGTATTTTCTGGCGTGTGGGTGAATGCAGCCTCTCCAGCAACCGAACCGTCTGGAGCGTGTGCTCGTACAGTAGTAAGATTAATATCCGGGTGGTGTTCGTGGGTGATTTTGTACCCAAGCGATGGGTCTAGAATCCGCTTCGTTAAAGTGTGAATGTCGTCTTTAGCCTTAGCTAAAATGTCAATCGACTTTCCAAGGCGCTCTAGAATAAGTCCATCTACTTGATGTTTCTTAGATAGCTCGATACCTAATGAAGCGCTAATGGCGGCTGCTACGTGTTCAGGGGATTTGTCAGTGAATTGATAGTTTCCGTCAGGAAAACTTACTGTACCAGAATAAGTATCTACAGACTTCTTCAGCAGCAAGTAAGAATTCTTTTGGCCCGGAATACGCCCCTCGTAGCCAGACTGTTGAGCGACCCAAGCCAGTGCGGCCCTAGGGACTAGCACAAGCCTAAGGGATGGTTCGCGGTCAGCTGCTTTTTGTAGGGCCTTCGCGCCGTCAGACCCTAGAATTTCAGCCAAGAAACTAAAAGCATTCATACAACCAAGATTACTTGATTGATTCTACGACACTTTTAACAGAAGGCACAAGGTCGTCCAAGACTCCTACCTTTAGAGCGTCGCTTGCGGACAGCCACCAGTCGCCCTCGTCAAGCTTGTTTTCGAGCCAGTCAGGACTAACACCCATTCTTTGAGCTACATGCTCGATTGCCGCCCTAGAGCGTACAGCTAGTACGTTTGACACTTGACGCAGTTGGCGGGCATTGCCCGAAACGTTCATTAAAGAAACGTGATGGAACATGAGTGTGCTGCGGCGAGTTGCATACCTTGACGTACACGACTGCAAGATGTAGAATGCCATCGAATCGGCCTCGCCATCTACTACGCACACTACTGGAGAGCTAGAGTCCTCAATAGCTTTGGCAAGAGCGAATCCTGCGTCAACGAGTCCACCCGGACTATTAATTTCCAAGACAATCGCTGTAGGGTTGCCGCGATTTAGCTGCTCGATAAGCTTAATTGCTGCATCGACGTTTTCTTGGTCGATTGGCCCATCGTATTTGATTTTAGGTACCTTACCTGCTACAGCAACAGTGCTAGCAACAAGTATTGGTTTAGGAGTCGGTTGCACCCCGACTACGAGTAAAAGTAGACCTACTATCACCGCAAAGATATGCAATTTTTTCATCAAAAACCCTTCTTTTGGCAGATTATCGCAGTGTAATCTCGATTTAATTTGCCCTCTTGCAGTCTACCAGAATCCTTGCTATAGTTGCAATACCCTAGCTGGACAAAACACAAAGGACAAATGAAACCGTTTAAGCATTCTCTGATTTCAGTGAGTAAGTGGGGAGGCAAGCCGGAAGACTACCTTGAAATCCACGATTTTCTAGATTCGTCTAAGGCGCACTTCGCTGACATGCGTCATCGGGCAGTTTTTCATTCGACACTAGGTATCTTTTTGTGCGAGCGAATCTTTGGCCACCACTTGACAAATAGCGACAACCGTCTTGTCTCGGTAAGAGACGTAGCAGAGCAGCACGTTCTGGACGACATGGGGCGTATCCCGAGCGTTCAGGACTATTTGCAGGGTATGCCCATGTACGACTGGCTGGGCGGCCCGGCTCGTAAGTACACACGTCCAGTCGATACAACCCATAACGCTAAGGATTTTAAGAATGTCGATTAAAGAGCTTAAGAAGCAGATGGACGAACTCCGCAAGCAGATGAAGACACATGGAAAGTCCGGCCTTGATGCCGATTTTAAGGAGTTTTTTGAGAAGCACCCGGAAATTACTGGCATTGCTTGGACCCAGTATGCCCCAAGCTTCAATGACGGTGAGCCGTGCGTCTTTAGTGTACACGAGTTCCACTACACGAAGGACGAAGACCCGAGTCTAAATGACTTTAGTGGGTACGGCAATAAGGATGATGGCTCGGGCGGCTGGCTTGAGGTTTCGTGGCGTGACACTAACCCACTGGAGGAAGCGGTTAGTGAACTTGAAGGTGAATTGATCGACAACGACATTTTTCAGATCTCCTTTGGAGATAGCGTAAAAGTTATGGCGACCAAGGATGGAATTGTGGTAGAAGAATACTACAACCACGACTAAGAGGGTTTCGCTTCTGCTTGCCAAACCAAGGGTGTTGCTGATAAGATGTGGAAGCACTTAGAGGTATTGTTCGCAACCCAGAAGCTTCACACCCATAAGATTCCCATTGAATAAGTAGTTGGAGATTAAATGACTGACCACGTGGTGTTTAAGGAAGATGACGGAAAGCCTGTTAAGGCTTGGACCATTGGCGTAGAGTTCGAAGCAGAAGCTCGCAAGCAGCTGACCCAGCTTTCGAAGCTCCCTTTCCTTGGACACCATGTGGCTGTCATGCCAGACGTACATGCCGGCAAGGGCTGTACGGTTGGCAGTGTAATTCCCACAAAGCGCGTGATTGTGCCGGCTTTTGTCGGGGTTGATATCGGCTGTGGAATGATTGCGGTTCAGACAAACCTTAAGGCCTCGGACCTTCCAGACAGCCTCAAGTCAATGCGCTCGACCATTGAGGGGCTTGTACCTCACGGCGGGCCGGGGGAAATCGGCTCTTGGGAGTCGGAGCCTACGATTATGGGCTCTCTGGTTCAGCCCGAGAAGCTTGGAACTTACTTGAGCTTGTGCCGAAAGTACCCGGACATTGAGTCCAAGTTCGTTGTGCGCCAGTTCGGCACACTTGGCACCGGAAACCACTTCGTTGAAGTCTGCCTTGATACCAACCAGAACGTCTGGGTAATGCTGCATTCTGGTTCACGAGGGGCTGGAAATCGGATTGGCTCATTTTTCATCGAGCGAGCCAAGGAAGAAATGCGGAATTGGTACATTAATCTTCCTGACATGGACATGGCATACCTGCCCGAAAATAGCCAATACTACAAGGACTATGTCGTAGCCATGGAATGGGCTCAAAATTACGCTTATTCGAGCCGTAACGTCATGCTCCATAACACTCTTATGGCCATGTCTCTTGACCTTGGTAGGCCTGTTGAGACCGTTTCGAACGCGGTAAACTGCCACCATAATTATGTTTCCATGGAAAATCACTACGGCGAAAACGTCTGGGTTACCCGTAAGGGGGCAGTAAGGGTGCGTAAGGGCGAACTCGGTATTATTCCCGGGTCAATGGGTACCCGTAGCTACATTGTGCGTGGAAACGGTCGGGAAGACACCTTCGACTCTTGCTCTCACGGTGCGGGTCGGCGTATGTCACGCGGTGTCGCGAAGAAGACTTTCTCTCTTGAAGACCACGCTAATGCTACAAAAGGCGTCGAGTGCCGCAAGGACGAAGGTGTAATCGACGAAACTCCGGGGGCCTACAAGTCAATTGACGCCGTAATGGAATCCCAAAAGTCAAACGTCGAAACCGTAGCAACACTTAAACAGGTACTTTGCGTAAAGGGGTAAACATGGCTATCATTGCGGAGTTGCAAGAGGCCCTCAATGCCTCCCTGCCAATTGGCCTTGTGAAGTCGCGTGACTCGGGAGTTGTTTTGACTGATGTTCGCGAGGAAGACTGTTATCAACCCATACGATGCGAATACGAACGTCGCCGTAGACATGCTGCTTGACGCTGGTTTCAAAATCGAGTACGTTGGTCCCGAAAACGAAACCTCACAATGGGAAAAGATAATGAGTCGGGCTGTTACGGCCGGCAATTTTCACGGAAGAATATTTGGCGGCAGTAGATCCGCCGCCCTCAATGAACTTTCTCGTATTTGGTATTTTTTTGACTTGCCCACCTCGCGGCACGCTTCAATATTAGAAGTCAACACTGAACGTTTATTTAAAGAACTCGAAACAAGGACAGAACCCTACTCAAAAATATGGCAACTCAACCTGAATGGATGAAAGAATTCGTACCCACAGATTTTGCTTTTGAATATGCGACTTCTGAACTTCCGCTTAAAAAGGCCGTTAATCGTGTGATTGAGGCAAGGGGTGGCGTAGCTACCGTTGTTCGGTTTGGTAATGAAGTAGGCACTTTAGATAAAAAGGTGTTTAAGGCCGCTCTCAAGCCTGAACTCAGCAGCCCCGAAGAAGTTATTAAGACTGTAGAAAGCGTCGGGCTGCACGTCCTTAGTGTTTGGACTAATAAGTTCATCCAAATGTCAATTGTGGACGACCTTGCTAAAAAGAATCCGAACACAATCGTCGAACCATTTGACGATTCGGACACGGGCCATGACGACTTTGCCATTTACGCGATGGCCGTCCACCCTGAATTCCCTGAGATTTACGTAATCAATAACACTGACATTAAAGTCGACTTCGATGCGGCTAGAACCAGCGAAGTTACGAAAATCGTACATGAGTTAGACTCTAAGCTCATGTGCATGAAGGAGCTTGAGATTGAAGTTCAAAGCGGCCAAATCTATACGATGGTGCCTACCCAGAACGGCCCCCAATTCATGTCGATTGGCAGAGCTTCTATCCCACTCGAAAGGGGTAACTATGAGCCGGAAACCATCGAGCTTTACGATAGAATGGTTGAGGAACTCAATTCACATAATCCTCGTGGGCGCCTTTCGATTCTGAATGGTCCTCCCGGGACCGGAAAGACGCATATGGTCCAAGCCCTGTTGAACGATATTGAGTTCGGATATATTGTTCTTGTTCCCCACAACGATATCCGCTCTGTTTCCGAGCCAGAAGGTGTAATGGCCATGCTCAAGCTCAAGAAGGGTAGCGAAAGCCCAATCGTTCTGATTGTGGAAGATGGCGATGACGCAGTTGCTCCCCGCGAAGAGGGCGGAACTAGTATGGTTACGGCCCTGCTTAATGTGGGTGACGGAATTGTCGGTAAGATGCTCAATGTTCGGGTTGTCGTAACTACTAACCGCGAGCACCAGAACTTCGACAGGGCCGTTCTTCGCCCCGGTCGTCTGTCAACCCAAATCAATGTTGGGCCTCTTTCTGGAAAGACTGCCAGTGCCGTCTTCAAGAGACTTACCGGCAAGACCGAAAAGCTTGCTGTAATGACGATTGCCGAGGTTTACCAGATGGCTTTTGACTCTGGATGGGCTGCCCCGGCAAAAACTCAGAAGAGTAAGATGGGTTTTACTTCGGGAGCGAGAGAGGAACTGATTAATTCGCTTGACACGAGCGACCATCAGGGCAATGGCGTACGGAATTCTGTCCCCGGAGTTTTGGGCGACAAGACTGAATAACTTAAGCTGATTGCGAAGGCGGCTGGGTCGAATCTGACTCGGCCGCCTTTTGGTGTGCAGCAAACACGTCTGGGTGGATTTTTGTTCCCATCCACTTGACAGCCGCGTTCCCACCCGTATAAATGGTGGTAGCCGCCAAAAGACTCGTGCAATACTGGGCGTATATCGCAGCCAGCCCTGGCCACACCACAACCGCCAAATAGCCCAAAGCCATCAGCAAGATGACGAAGTACGTCATCCACATCTTGCGAGACCTGAAGCCATTGTCAAGGTATAGGGTGCGCATTAGCCACTTACCCAAGCGATAAATAGCTCTACGCCCTTGGTCACAAAAACACCAGCACCAGCAAGTAGAACGCCAACAGCCACCTTCTTTGCGGTGGCGTGACGCTCTACTCGGCTTTTAGTAATGTCTGCAACGTAACTTTCAAGGGGCAGTAGTCGAGCCGAGTGAGACTTAATATTACTCTCGTGCGATTCGATTTTTTCGTGCAACGACGCAAATCCGTCATCAAGACGCTTTACTAGGTCTGTGCGGTGCTCTTGTAGGTCGTCACGAATGTGGGTCTGTGTAGTAGCCACTTCGGCCAATCTTACAGACACGTCCTGAGTGGTTGTCTCTAGGCGTTGTAGTCGGTCTTCGTGGCCAGACAACTGGCTCTGAACGGCATCTTCACTCATGCAATTAAGATTATTGCTTATTGGTTGTCCAGAACCATTCCGGCAACGAGGTCAGGAATCGTGTCAAAAAACTTCATCGACTTGGAGGCCCCCGTAAAGTACCCGAGTTCACCGTACTTCATTGGGCAGTCTAAGTCTTCGAGAACGTAGACCATACGTCCGTAAGCCATCGAAGCCCCTGACACAAAGTTACTCAAAATATTTGTCGCCTTAAGAGCAATGGCTTCTGACTTCAAAACCTCTTCCCAAATGGCAGTGACACGCTTGTCGTCATCAGGGTTGACATTAATCAAATCCTTAACGCTAACCGCTTCGTGTCCAAGGGCCGTTAAAGCTTGACTAATTTCTTCTGAATTAGTAAGAACTCGCATTAAATGTTCTCGGTACGACCGACAAAAACCTTGCCGTCAATACGAAGAACTACCTCGCTAGCAAGAGGGCACGCCTTGGCAAAATCAACAGCAAGCTCACTGTGGTCAAGGTCTTCTTGAGTGGAGTCTTCCTTCTGGTGAGGAAGTTCGTGGCCAGCAATACGTGGAGGGGTCGGGGAATTACCTTGAAAGTGCATGACGCACTTATACATCTTTCTTTCTGGCTTGGCAAGAGGTCTTTGGGCTGGTACTATCTGAAAAATGCAAAACTCAATTTTAAGCTTTTTGTGCCTACTTGCGACCTCTTCTGCTCTACTCAAGACTCACTCACTTGCGCTAGAATATTTATCGAAGAGGTTCGCTAAGGATGCTATTTCTCAGATGGACCAGATTTTGTTCCCGTCTGCCCTTGCCGTAGATATTGTCCGTCAGCAACTTGTCAATAGAGCTAGACAACTTATTTGGACGGCTTTTTGTGGTACCTTAGCGAACGTAATTGTTGCGTCATTTCTTTTGAAATTTTTTGACTACCTTATTTCGGGCCCCTAAAACAAAACCCCAGCCCTTTGCAGGACTAGGGTTAGTTCGAGGATTAATTCGATATTAAGGCAGCTTGGCCGCGTCAGCACGCTCCGCAAGAACAGTGTCTTCGTCATCGACAAGTAGGCCAATGTAGTTGACGCTAATTTCTTCGATATTGCGGGCATTCAACGACGTCGAATAGGAAACGGGGCGCACAGAGTGGAACTTGGCGATTTCTCGATTTGATTGACGGTCACTTACCGAAATGGTAAGGTATTCGTGAGTCAATAAGTCACGAACGTTGGGCATCTTCGCCAACCGGTGGGCACCAGCACCAACCACACGGAAGCCGCTGCAAGAAATCGAAACGGGCTCTTGAGCGGTGTAGACAGTTTCGTCAGGACCCATACGACCCAAGATGAAAACGGGCTGAACGTCATAGCTAAGACCCCAACTAATTTGGCTAAAAATGCCAATTAACTGCGGAATACCAGTATTTGGGTCAGCGATAAATACCTTGGCACGGGCGCCGTGCATTACTTTGCTTGCAGCCATTTTATTTTCTCCTAATTAAGCGCTCTGGGTGACTTGGGTAATTGCGAAGTTGAGGACGATGTAGTCAAGAGTCGAACTTAGCTTGATTTCGACTGAAATTACCATTACGTTGCCGACAATCTTTACGCTCAGGCTCTTGTAGCCCTTAGGAGCGTCATCCGAAACAGACAAGAGCTTCTGGCGCAGGTAGTTTGCCAGCAAACCTTCCATGTATGTACGACCCAAGCTCGCTGAAATATCAGCAGTAGACTGACCAACGAATGCCGCCTGAAGCTTCTGGGCAGCGTCCACAGATACGAGGTCGGCGTTGTAGACGGCCTGCAACGAGTTAAAGACGAACCCACCAGTGTCGCCAGTCTTACCGTAGGAAGTCTGGTCACTTACCCACGCCCAGCCGCCACCATTAGGTACAGGGCGAGCAACCATTAGGCCGGCAAGACAAGCTGCGTCAACCTGACCGTCAGACCTAGAGTTAAAGTCACCCACACGGCTAACTAGCCCACTGGTGTTAATGGTCTTGCCTTCGATTGAGCGATAGAAGCCGATAGCCTGCATGGCAGCTGCCTTCGTGGCAGTCATCCAAGGAAGAAACTGTACTGGGTTACCAGCCGAGTCAGTCCAGCGGTCGTCCTGAATCACAACGTTATTACGGAAAAACGCGATGTTCTGAGCAAGAGCCTGCGAAAGAGCAAAGGTCGAAGCGATAGAGACAATGCCTTGACGGTTACGGGCACGTTTTACGTTCGAGACAGCGATGCAGTGGTTCTTGACAGCCGTAGTTACACCAGTTAGAGTGTAAGTGCTAGTCGAGTCAGTTAGGCCGTCGCTGATATCCGAGGTCGCATCACGGCTAAATAGAGGCACAACGAAGTTACCGCGCGCGTTTTCGAGAGCAGCCAATCCAGCCACTACGGAAGTGTCTGAAGTTCCACCGCGAGAGCCACCAGTCAAGAAACTCTGAGCGGCCATCACGTCAGGGAGACCGGCACCCGCACGAGCGACCGTTGTAGTTCCAAGCTGGAGAAGATTTGAGGCCGAAATAGCGCTAAAGAGGCGGTAAGCGTCAATCTTAATGCGGCAGTTGCCAGCACCCCAGTTGCTACCAATACCTACCGCAGTTACGCGGTCAAGAGCGGAAGGAGGTAGAGTGCCAAGGGCACCGTTACCAACCGCACACACATAACCGGTTTGAGCGTTAATAAAGTCGGCAAGAGCCTGGATGGTAGGGAAATCTGCCAGACTTAGCGTAAGAGCAGCGCCTGTACCGCCAGTCACTGTCGTTGTTAGCTGAGTGGCAGAAATAGTGACAGTTGAAGTAGTCACGGCGTTTGTGGTAAGATACGAGAGCTTGAGAGCTACTTCGCCACCAACAGTTAGACTCTCCGAAACAGAGTCGATAGCACGACTATCCGCAAGAGTTACCTTGTACTCTGCGGCTGCTGAAACGATTTGGGGAGCACCAGTCTTACTTACCCACGAAACCGGAGAAGTAGAAAGGGCAAAAGCGCAACGAGACAGCAGGTCGGCACCAGCAAGTTCAACGATTTCAAGTGTCTTGCCGAGACCGTCAACAACCGTACTCGCTACCGCCGAAATCGAGATGGGGGCATAAGCGACAATATCGGTAACGGCCGCAAGAGCGGTAGTCACAATCGCTACAGGGGCAGTAATTACACCGGCCACAGGAGAAGGAGTTACCTTACCAGCATCTGACAACTTAGTCATGGTGATGGTGGTGGTTGTCGAAGCAGTTACAACATAGCAACCCACGTTCTGCTGACTGGCACCCGCAATGTTAGCTGGCGCACTAGCAGGAATCATTACAGTGTCCCCAACGCTCGGCGTAACGTCCCAAGAGAAGTTGGTTGCGGTCAAAATAAGACCGTTCGTGCCGTTTAGAGCACCTGAAACGCTGCGAGAGGCAAAAGATGCAAGCGTGCCGCGAGAAGTGCCACCTGCTGAGACAAGACCGGCCAGACCACCAAATGTGGTTACGGCAGCGCTTGGAGTAGCAGAAGCAGCAATAGTAGTGCCAAGAGGCAAGCCACCGTTAAGACGCACCGCGTAAGTTACGACTCCTACAGGAGGAATCCAAGTAAACAAACCAGTAGTAGGAGCAGACTCGGCTTGTGCCGAAGTCGTCTGGTAGGCGATTAGGTTGCCGATTTTACCGTACGACTTATCGGCAAGAGTAGCGTAAGTGCCGCCACCAATCTTAGGAAGAGCACCTGAAGCCTTGACACCAACGTTTGTCTTAACTAGAATGGCACCGCCAATAGAACCGACAAGCTCAGGGTCGGTGCTAGGCGAAACAGCACCACGGAAGGCGTCTACTAGAGGGCCAGACTTGTACTTAGCCACAACGTCAGACAGTTGGTCAGGACCAAAGAAATTGGATTCAATGTCTGACTCAAGAGTTACGTCCTGCCCCGCGTCGGCCTCACCGACAAGCATAAGAATGCCATTGGCCGTAAGGCCAGTAGGTAGAGACTGTACAGTATAACGGCTAACTGCCGTGGGGGTAATTAGTGTTCCGCCGTCGAAAGTGAATGACTTAGCCATTATTTAATCCTCAAAAAGCGAGATTACTTCTTTCCAAGCAATTTACCAAAAATGCCCGGCTTAGAAGCCGGAGCCTTGGGAGTAATTCCCGCAGCCTTGGGCGAAGCCAGCGCAGGAGTCGGCTTTTTATCAAGTTCAAGCCCACTTACTACAGGAGCCTTCGGAGTAAATGCCCCAGCCGCAGCTGCGCTAAAATCGGCTGCGCGGTCAGCGTGTTGGGCAGGAGAAGGAAGCTTTACCTTAGGGGCCGCAGGAGCCGGAGCACCCATATTGTTGCGCAGGGCGATATCGGCCATAACACCCTTACCGAGAGGTTTTACTGCGAGCTTAGGTAGCTTAGGCTTGACCTTAGCGGACTTATCGAGACCAGCAGTAATTCCGGCTTCAGTACCGGGAGCGGATTCCATAACGTCCTTCGACATAGGAACAGAAGCTCCCATGTTTTTCCCAGAGGGAGGCTTAGCCATAGGAGGCTCGGCCTTCTTGACGATTTGTCCTCCAGAGCCCGGCGCCGAAACTTCCTTTGAGCCGTCATCAGGCATAGTGGCCGAAGGATTATTTCCAACACTGATGTGTTTGCCCTTAGAGTCAACCATTTCGGCTTTCATGGCTCTGCACTTGTCGAGCTTGTGACCCTTTTTGCCGCAGTTAAGGCAAAGTTCGTCTTTATTCATTGCGTCATCAAGAACGTCAGCGGGCGACCTTTCGCCAGAAGTTTCTTCGCCCGGAGTATCTTCCATAGGGCGACCCTTACCGAGCATGGCTGCGCCAGAAATGTCCTCAGCACCAGAACCAGCAGAAGTGCCAGTGACATGACGATGAGGAGGAATAATAGTCTTCTTGAGTTCGGCTGTACGCCACTCTTTAATTTCAGCCTCAAACTTGGCGATTTTTTCGTCGCGAGTTTTGACTAGAATGGCTGCGACTTCCTCTGTAGAATAAGTTTTGTCGGTCACTTCATTGCTCCGTTCATCAGTAGAGATTATGCTCTTTGTTACAGGAGCGGTTGAAACCTGTTCGGGCACCTTTGCTGCTGGGGAGGTAGGGTGCGTTTGAACGGGCCCTTGGTGGCGTGGGTCATGCTCAAAGTCAAAATTAATTCTGAAGTAGCCTTGATTTCCCGGAAGAGCAGTATAAAAGTCTTCAGGTGGAGATTCGAAATGCTCAAGAGGCTGTTGAGCAGGATGAGTCAGACGAGACTTGCCTTCGTGCTCACCATTAGTGTACAGAAGTTCGTGCTTTCCACCTTGAGAAAAAACTACCGAATCTTGGCCAAATAGCTTGCCTAAGTGGCGCATTTGCTCGCGAGAAGGGTTGTACACAATTGCACTACGCTCAGGCTCTCCATGGCGTCCATGAGTCTGGTCGTATTTGAGTCCCATTCCATCAAGGGCCTGAACTAGATTTTCGTGGTTTGCTTCGACTGAAGCTGGGTGCATCGGGGCTTCACCTGACATGAGGCCGAAACGACCTCCGGCAAAAATGTGGTGCCCTCGAAGGCGTTCAGGAATCGGCATATATCAGAGATTACTTAAGTTTATCCAGATTTCCAGACCACAATTGCGTATTCACGTCGACTCCGGTATAATCGCTCGATACGTCTATTCCATCGCCAGAGACTTGGAGACGAGCCTTAACGCCAGAAATCTTAGGAGTTACGAGCTTCGGCCAAGAGTGACGCACGTGGCCAGATAGATTAATATATCTAGAAAAGACGTGCTCTGTTTCGAATTGACCATCACGTTGGAAGTCTGTAGACTCAGTCGTTGAACGTTCAAACCCGCGCGCTTCAAGCAGGGCTTCCTTGTAGCGGTGCAAGGCAAAAATAACAATAGAGTGCAACCAAGTAAGCATGGCTGGCTCGGCGCCGACATGAACTCCTACCCTATAACTTTCTCGATAAGAGCTTGACTCGATAGCAGTAATAAAAGCTGGTCGAGCGGGCTTGAGTACAGCTTTATTAAAATTAGCCACTACCCCGACCGGAATTGTGAAAGACAAGTCGCCAGTAACAGTAAGAATTTCGTGACCTCGCCCCGCCGCATCTACCAAAAACATACCCGGGCACAGGGTCACAGTGTCAGGCAAGCTGTTAATAATTACTGACCCAGAAGAAGGTTTGTACGAAACAACTTTGAGGCCTGAAGTTAGTGCCGGCCAGTTCGAGTCGTTATCTTCAAACGGTTGGTGGTGAGTATCTGCCGTGGTTGCTTCGGCTACTACTTCGCTACTTGATACCAAAGAAATTGTGATAGCAGGAACCTTTAACTCGTTCATTACCGGAACCATTAGTACCGGAATGTTCGTTGTCAAGAACCAGTTTTTAGCTGCGTCCAGAGAAGCCTGCCCGTACTGACGGTAGGTCAAAACGTCTTGCTTCAATGACGAGAAAACATAGTCGAGAACCCAAGGATTAGCTCTCATGTCCATGAGAGCGGCTTCGATGGAAGAACGAATAATTACGTCCGACTGGAAAATGCCCTGAATAATAGTGGTTTCGGGCGGCAAAGGCAGAGAGAGAGCCTGTGACAAAACCGCTTGACCAACGTCTGGCAGAATAGGGATTGAAGCGGCTACGGCTGCCTGTGCCGCAAAAGGAGAAATCATTCCCCTTGTCAAGAGGGCGACTGTCATTACAGCACCCTAATGATTGAATACTTATTGAGTGCAGTACCCGCATAAGTCGCAGTGACAGTGTACTGAAAAGTTACCCCGGTAGAGCCCGCCGAAGTTGCGTTTGCAGCAGTGTCGTAGCACCTAATACGCGCACCAGTCAGGTTTCCGTTCCCGTCATATGACTGATTGTCTACAACTGAGTTCTCGTAAGACAAACCAAGAGTGCGTAAAATGTTTTGCCTGAATGCGTCTACTTCCATCGTTTCGGCAGAAATTTGATACGGTGCCAGACTAGTACGACCGGCATCCGTAAAGAATTTACCTACTACTTGATAGGTTCCTGCATTGGCAGGAGTCCAACTTCCAACATAAACTCCGTCACCTACATGTGACAAAGTAATGGTTGTCACAACTCCAGAATTGTTATAGATAATGGCACTACCGTACAACCCGGCGTTATTGTCGCCAGCTTGTACAGCAATAGTTGCGGCAATACCGGGTTGTCCCCAAATCATATTTTACTCGAAGTAGTGGTCGAAAGTGACGATGTAAGTCACAACGCCAGTGGTTGTTACAGTACCGATATTCTTACTCACAAGCTGGACATATTCGCCGGGGTTGACGACAATCGGGTTTGCTAGCGTTAGATGGATGCCGTTTGCGTTGCCCATCACACCCACAGCGGCGTTTGCGACAAGGCCACTGTCGACTCCCACGGGTACGCGGCGAGGAGCCTTAGTCGTCGAGGCCTCAGCTGTAGCAAGAGAAAGCGCGTTGTGGCCGTAAGCAATGGAGTAAACGTTAATTACTGGTCCACCAACCAACACAGTAGTTACAATCGAATAAACGTGTACCCCAGAAATAATTAGAGTACGAGGACGCTGCGAGACCGAACCAATTGGGTTAAGGAAGCTGCAAATGATACCGTCAGTGTTGGCGGTAAGAGTTGGAAGCGAACTAAATTGACCACCGAGACCTGTACCCAAAGCGGCGGTCGTGTTAGTCATTGCCGCGCCAGCCGTAGGAGCTAGCGAGTTAGTGAAAAGGGCGTTCGTGCCCATTGTGCTACCGGCTAGACCTTGGTAAGCAAGGCCCTGATTGGTCATCTGGAGGTTCCAAGGCTTGGCAGTTTGCCAGTCGCCCAGTGAAACCATTAGCGCACCAATCTTAAGCTGGCAAATCGCGCCAGCAG